TCTTTCACCGCAAGGTAAATTCTGAAAAGTTTGTATGACATAAATCCTCCTATACTCCGTATCTCCCTCTTGTCATCTCGTAATAATTTCTAATCTCGACTTCCGTCAGAGCACGGTTGAAAATAGCGACTTCGGAAATTACGCACTGAGCACCAGTGGACCAAGCCCCCGTCGCCAATGCACATCCAATAGTTAAATTTGCCGTACTATTATGGATGGTCGTTATTGCACCATCCGTGGTTTTGGTTGGGTTTGTATCTGCTACACCATTTGCATAAAGAGTGAGAGTTCCATTGTTAAAGGTAAAGCCTGCAAGCATAAACTGCCCATTGCTCCAGCCATTAATGCTTGAGACATAGTCTTTAAAGTGTCCAGCATCAGTTGAACCATCATCACTAATTGTGACTTCAAATAAGTTTGATGGTTGGTATGTCATCCTCCAGGCACGTTTTGCATTGCTATCCCAATGGGCAAAGAAATACTTAGCCGCTGTCCCCAAATACCTTTGCCAACACAGTACCGTCAATTCCTTCGCCGAATTTCCAGTCTCAAGGAAATCCGTGATCGTAATTACATCATCCACCCCGTCAAACTGCCATCCAATTAACGTCTGTCCTTCGGGATAGACGGTATAGCCTGATGAATCGGTGTAGTTGAATCCGCTGTCTACCGTAGGAGCGGTAATGACTAAGCCAGTTGCGGATGGGGTGAGAATTTGCTTTATGCTTATATCATCAAATCTGCCCTGCTGACCATTCGTTCCGCTTACACGAAGATAAAATTTTATATCTTCATTAACGGCTGTATAATGTTTTGTAAATTCATTCCAACTTGTAGATGTAGATAATGCAAAATTTGTCATTGACATCCCAAAACCAACTCCCGACGTCGCATCTACATTCTTTCTCCAGGCACTTATATAGTACAATTTGCCTGCTGTAAAATTGATGGACTGGAACAGTATACCGGTTAGGCTCGCTGGTCTCACCCCATTGATCGACTTCGATCCAGCTCCACCCGTTCTTTCATCTGCCACAGCCGATGCAGAAGCGCCAGAACCAATCTCCCACGATGATGGGGGATCTCCTGTCTCCATATTCCCATTCGTTACTAATTCATCTCCATACGTCTCCCCCGTCCCCAGCGAGGCGATGGTTGCAACGAGCTGCTTCCCCACTGAGTCAAAAACCTGAACCTTCTGGCCAGGGTAGCAGTTTGTATTCCAGCCCCAGTCGAGAAAATACGCCCCGGAGACGTTAGAGATTTTCATGGAGGATTGGGCAACCTTGAAACCTCCTGCCCAGGGGACTGCTCCGGTAATCGTCCCGTGGTTGTTGTTACCGCTTTGGTCCCATGCCTTGGCCTGTTCCGCCCCGTACTTATCGAGGGGCAGCCAGAGCTTAACCGATGGGTCTAAGGCAAACCCTCTTCTTCTAGGCCGAAAATTCATTTTATACCTCGTACGTAGGGTCAATGGTTACGCTTATCGCATTCCCGGTCGCATCTGAAGGCGTCATGCCAAAACTAAATCCTTGCCTGATTATTCGGTTCGGGAATACGAGTGTAGATGCGTTTTCGGCGAGTGCGGCAATGCTATATCTGGTATCTCCGTCTTGATCGAGGATAGAAAATGTAAAGGTCCTGTTGTTGTCCGTATCGGGAATTTTGATCTTGGCCTCTACGAGTATACCCTCGTCACAAATCGGAACCTTTGTGGTTTGAATTGCGACATCTGCCGCACCCACGGAAACCGTTACCACTCTTCCATTTCTGAACATGTTTTGACCTCCTTATGGCGTATCAAACTATCTTTGAGCTTTCGTCCTTTAGGCGTACACAGTCGTTCCGGCAAAGGTCATGGATTTCATAAATTCCCACACGCCTGCACCAAAAGAGATTGCCGGATCTTGTTCGATCATGCTGAGAAAAACACATCCGACCGGCACACCGTGAATAAAATAGGGTCCAACTATTTCTGCCATGCTCCACCCTCCGAGGGGCAGGAATTACCTGCCCCTCCTGGTTAAAGGTTTACTTTTTCCCAGGGTTCTCGGAGATTTTCTTTATGAATGCCTCTCTCCTGGGATTCCTGGGGGTTGTTGGTGTTGGTTCCACCATTTCTACCTTTACTTCTTCTGGTTGCAACATCTCTTCTGTCACTTCTTCGTGCTTCCGCTCTTTAGCCATGATGACCTCCTACTCCAGCATCAACATGATATGGGCATCGTCGGCATCCACGCAATCGGCGAGCAAATACCCGCATCTCTGTTTTGCCACGCCCGTGCTATCGAGGTGGGGAATGATTGTTCCGTTGGTATGGAAGCAGCAGTCACGATAATTGGCTGTCTGCCAACCAGCGCTCGGAGTAACCCATGCCGGTCCTCTGGTCTGACCCCAGAAGTAGTAACCAGTCGTTACCTGAATCTCTGGAACAACCACAAAGGATCGGGTGGTTGTACCACTCCCGGAAGCGCCAACGGCAGAATACGGACTTGGAATACCATCCGCTGCTACAGCCGTCATGTCTTCCGAGAGCGGGGGATCAATGTAAATCTTGCAGCGATCATCGGCCAGGGTAGCCTCATAACTTGCATCGTTCCCGAGGATCGTGTACTCAAAAATCTCATCGTCTCTTGGCGCTGCCAGATACAGAGTGAGCAATCCACCCTGTAAGACATCGACTGCCTTCGCTACGTCATAATCAGCGCCGAAGGTGGCGATTACCCAGGGTTCCCCTGCATTTCCAGTAACCGTGGTCCCATCAGCTCCAAATTGAGGCGCACCTGCCTTCCAGGGGTTGTAGATCAAGGCTGGGCAACCCCTTCTGGCGATGGTTATGTCCTCAGCCGCTAAACAATACCTCCAGCGTTTGCCAAATGGCTCATAGATGGTCCCAATGGGGTACTTCTGCGTTGCGCTCTGTTCGTGAACCGTCTGGTTTGGTCTTCCGACCAATACACCGTCAACATTAAAAGCTCTCATTTAGGCTTTCCTCCTTTTTGCCCTCAATCTCACCCGGAGGGCTTAGGTTCCGGGGTCACTCCATGATCTGAAGCATTACCCGAAAGTTGTTGTTTAACTACCTACTCACCTATTACTGTGAAGCCACCTCTACGACCATCTCATCCTCAATTCTGGTTGCTCCCATATCCATCTCAACCCAGGGCTGCCAGGCATAATTGTTGGTAGGAAGCTCTGAAACTCTGACTTCGATATCCTGAAGGTTTCCGACACCGACAGCGCCCTTGCAGTAGGCGTAGCAATACCAGGTTGTGGTTGAGGATGAGTTTTCGAGATAGATCAATTCGGTTCGGATGAACTTGAACCCAAGAAAGGTGTCGAGTGTGCCGGTTGCCAATGCCCTGACCGTGTTGTAGTCTGCATTGGACACTTCCGTCGTGTTCAAAAGGTCAATGATCGATTCCGATGGACATACGAAATATCGTTCATCGGGAGCCTCCGCCTCGTCAAGAAGCTGTTTGGCCGTCAGAAGCTTGGCAATGGTCATGCCTGCGCTTCCATGAGCTACTTTTTGTGCAGAGGGAAGAGCGATTGATGTTGCTCCGGTCTTTCCCCCGTAGGCCGTTCCACCAAGTGCGGCCAAGATGATCCGGTCCTTTCTACGTGCCATTGCAGCACGAGCCGCCTGCTGATACACCCCTTTCGGGTCAGCAAGCATTCGCCTGGCATCTGCCCTATCAAGCATAGTCGCCCAGACGTAAGGCATTGCGGTTGAACGTCTGCGGGTATGGTCAGGTTCAAGGTTAGGGGTGGCAGCATGACGGGTATCTAACTCAACGGCCTCGGTAGCGCCGAGCCTTTCCCAGTATAGATACTCGCCCTCCATCTTTACCGGGGGTACTGTCGTGCCTTCGAGTCGGGAATCCAACTGCTGGCACAACAGACGCATGGTGTTCTGGTACTGTTGTACGAATAGGGTATCAATTGTTTCGGGCATGGTAGTCCTCCATTAAAAACCAAATTTGAAATTTGAGTTTTCTTTGGGAACTACCTGGCCTTCCAGATTCCCTTGGTCTTAACGTGACCCCTTGCGACTGTCTTTCCAGTAGTCAACTGGACTCTTTCGAGCTATCCAGTTCTTTCACGATTTAACGAATGGCATTTCTTTTCAGCTTTTCAAAATCTCCTTCGATCATCCACCCTTTGAGAATTCTGGGTTGTGGCTCAATGTCTTCTTCCTCTTTCGATGGTCTTCCAACTCTTCGTTTTGCTTTCAAAAGAATTATGACATCATAGCCGATAAGGTGGACCCCGTTCTCGTTTTGGATCCTTCGCATGGTTGACATAGCGATTCTTTCAAATTCAAGCAAAGGGATATCGTCGAACCTGATGAACTCTTCCACTTTGGGCATCGGTTCTTCTGGCCGTGGCACGACTTTTTTCTTGGGAATCTTTTTCCCTGCAAGGACATCCTGTACTTCATCTCTAGGGACTGCTTCGTTCATGATTGCCATGATTATTTACCTCCCATCTGGATATACATCGTTTGCAGTTTAGACCATTGTTCTACGGCCTCCTGGTGCTGCGGATGAGAAACGTCATTCAATGGATGTTTCTTGTCATAAATCATATCCTTGATCTTCTTATCCACATCCGCCAAGGTCTCGACTCCCAATCTTTCGCCTTGAATCATGGCTTCTTCCAGCATGGGGTCGCCGATTACCGCAAATGCCTTGACCATTCTTACCGCATCTTCGGGAATCATTCGCCCGAGAAGCATGTCGCCATCTTCCCCAAGAAATTTGGCTACCGCCCTCCTTGCGGCTTCAAATTTCCTCGTTGATAGACCAGCCCACTCTTTTTTTAAGCCCGCCTTTAAGTCCTCAAACTTCTTATCCTCCTGGGCTTCTGCGCTGGTCTGGAAATTGAGATACCAGTCAAAGTATTCTTGAACATCTTTGGCAGGCAATCCCTTTTTGTGTGCAAATTGCCTGAACGAGTCAATCAATTCTTGGTTGGGTTGAAACTCCTCTCCACTATCCAGCTTGGGATAAGCAATTTCGTACTTCTCCCAGGATTCGGGGGCGCTTTCGATGATCTTGGCATCCCTGAGCTTCTTCATAATGGCATCAACGGCCTTCTGGCGCTCTTCGGGTTTTGCCTTTTCATCGGGAAGATAAAGTCCCCGGCCAATCATCTTCTGGGCATTGATGTGATTGTCTACCAATCCCTTGAAATCCTTAATAGGCTCAAGACTCTTGTCTTTACCTACGTCTCCAAGGCCTTCCTTGAAGGTAGACCATGATCCGTTGATCGCTTCTGCCGATGGTGTTGCTGGTGTCCTTTGGAAGACAGATCCGGCGGCATCGCCAGCCCGACTCCCTGTAACTTCCTCTGGCATAAAATTACCTCCTTTCATTTAATTGGCCGCAATGTTATTCCCTGCCCAGTCATCGTATTCGTACTTGCCATCAGCCAGGGCCGCTTTCCGGAAAACTGGGATCCCGAGACAACTGCCTACTCTCAGGGTTGTGGTTACTCCCGATAAACTTGTGTTATCGTAGTCAATGTAACCCCTTGTGAATTGGGTTGTCGTGCCTGGCTTTAATGCCTTAATTAAAACGACCAACGCAACATGTTCCGATCTCAGCATTTTGCTCTACACCTCCTTGTCGATTGACGTTTCGGTCGTTAATTCATCGACGACCTTTATCGGTAATTCGCTCAATCTCAACATTTCAAAGATACGGAGAACTGCACCACGAAGCCCCAAATTATAGGCCGTTGCATCCGGCATTCCTGGAACTAAACAGTCGCCACAAAATGACTTCTTCAAATCGTTGAGAACCCGCTTCCCGGATTCAGAAGTAAACGTGGAGGCGTAATCGGCTATCATCGCCACCTTCTCTTTTGTCGCCTCAAGCATCGGCTTTTCGCTCATATTCATGCCTTGGCTTCAGCCCCTTTACCCTGCTTCATGAGTTCCGCTGCCGCTGGAGTTATGTCTTTGATGCCAGCCGCTAACCTTTCCAAATCCTGTTTTCTTTGCTCGGCAGCCCTCGCCTCCGCCTTCTGCTTCCTTACTGCATCACGTTCCTCTACCGATCTCATGATTTCGGATGGCGCCCCCTCAACTTCTGCCACGTGCCTTACGGCTTTGTCGCCATCGAAATTATCGAATACGTCTGGGAAGACTGGCTGGATTTGACCTGCAAAGGTGAAGACACGCTGCGTGCGCACGCTCTCGGCCATTCGTTGTGCTTTTGCCATCGGGCCTTCATATTCGATGTCAATGTCCGTTATCCCCATCTTCGCAAGAATGGCGGGGGCTGGTGGTATGGTCGGGAATCGTCGGGAATTGGCCCTGGCCATGAGGCCAAATTCTCTCTCTATCTGCGGATTAAGTCCCTCGCTATTAAACCTTCCAATGGCTGGACCTAAAAGTCTCTGCATCAATTCATACCGAACCTGAACCTCAGTGGCAGTCATCTCCGGGCCTTCCTGCAATTTAAGTTGGTCGGAGTAGAAAATCTGACGGATGGAAGTCCTGAGTTGATCTTCCTTGATCTGGCTGACATCATAGTGTGCCTTGTGGTCGTAGAACCAAATCGACTCTTTATTTCGGGCAATGTTTCGGCCACCCGGGATGAGCTTGAGGCTACCGATGACCCCGCCATCGGTCTCGAAACTTGGCGGATCCAGGTCTTTTGCCCATGCCTTTAGGCCATACTCCTTGGCCTTGTTTAATGTCTTTACGTCGGGGAGAGCGGTGTGACCAGGACCCCTGCCGTAATCCTCGCCAGAAGTCTTCGACCACCTTGGGACGATGAAGGGAAATTCATAGTAACCACCACTCCCAACCACTTCACGCTGATCAATGAAGATGTAATAGCCAACCCATGGATGCTTTAAGTCCTTATCCTGCCCCTCATTCGGGAATACGGCATGGAGAAATTTAAATTTCGTATCCGGCTTTTTCTCAGTCGATATCTTCTCGGTCAAGTTCTTGCCAAACTTCACTTTGGCTGCCCTTGCCGTCAATTCAAATTCCCTGAACACCGTATCGACCCTGCCCTGTGCGTTTTCGGAGGTGCAGTATTCATAATTCGACAGTGCTTTATAATTAAAGCCATTGAAGCCTGGAACTTTGATTGGATTCTCCTCGATAAACATGCAGCCTTCTCCAAATCCGGAGAGGTCGAGGTAAAGCTCATGGATCTCGGATGAAAAATTGGATTGATGCCGGGCTACGGAGAGGACGCGGGCGGAATACTCCAACCAGTCCATGACCTCCTTGATGCTGTTTAATCTCTCGTCTCTAAGCTTAAAACTGGACCAGATGGATGAAGTGGGCGTCAATGTGCCGTGCATGGAGGCGGCAAGCAAGTTGATCGAGTGTTCGGCCGTGGAATCGTACTGTTTGGTGGTCTGCTTGGAGCCCGGACTTACCCCCCTATCTTGATTGAGTCTGCGGGGAAACTCGTAGGTCGCAATCTCCTCCCAAAGAGGTTCGTACAGCAACCTTACACTCTTCAAGTCCTCGTTGCGATCGACAATGGCGGTAGTATCTTCCTTGCCAAGAGGCATTTCATCCTCCTATTATCCGAATAAGGATCGGCGATAGACCGGGGACGTCGCAAGCAAACCGCCCTCTTCTTCCGTGAGCAAACTCCTGCGTCTGCGCTTGCGCTCCTTGGGTTCGGTTACTTTACCCTTTGCCTCTGCTGCTGGCGCTCCGGTGGCGGATTCCCATGCCCTCGGTGATGGGGGTTCTTCTCGTCCTTTCCCCCCTTCCGGCGCACCAACTCCTTTGCCGGTGGATATATCTAATGTCGGGGCGGTTCCCCAGTTTTCGACGGGTATCTCGCCTGGTTCACGCATTCCCATTGGACTTGGCATATCCGACATCTTCTCTGTTGGAGCAGTTCCCCAACCTTCGACCGGAATATCTCCAGGTAGTAAGTCGCCAAGTTCTCCGCCGCCCCGTCCTCCTGCACCATCACCCATCATGAACATGCAGGCATTCACCAAGGTCAATCCACTTAATATTTCCAACATTATCAGCCTCCTTTCGCATGTTTGAACCAGTTAATACTAATGCGTACTTGCCAGCCCTTTTCGTCAACATAGAGTCCTAGCCTTTCCCAACCAATCCTGGCGGCACAACCAATTGAGGAACCAGGATGTTTTTCTGCTCTGGGACATGCCCCTTGATAATCTCCTTGCCCATCTCAAGCAAACCATAACAAAGTATCTTGTCGTTAAAAGGGCCTTCGACTTCGACAGATCCATTCGAGTGCAACTTGATTACGATTTTCGCAATTGTCTTAAAATTGTCGTTGTTGTTATGTTCTCCCATTGAACCTCCTTATTTTTTAAGTTCTTAATCCCTAATCTACCCCTTTAATCTTACCTTTATTCCTGCTGGCGTAGAATACCCGTTCTCCTTTTTTCTTGCCGTAAGTGGCTTTCATACTCCTCATTATCTTCTTACCTTTTTTACTAAGCGGCATACTCCCTCCTCTCAGAGAACACATCGAAGTCGGTCTCGGATTTCAAGTCATGCCCGGGATGCCCCATGGGACTATATTTGATCCCTGTCAACGTCATACGGTACAAGTTTTCACAAAAATGGTCAGCCTCATCCCTGGGCTTTCCGTTTTCATCGTAGTTCCACCTCTGGATCTCCCAGATGTGGCCTTCCCTGTCTATCTTATTCGCCAGAGAGCGAAAGAAGAACAGCGATGGCAGTCCGTTTATCCCCTTAAGCATTTCCTCGACGTTGCGAATACCAGAGCTTTTGTCCTTTGACGCCACCTTCAGATCAATCCTTTCCTGCCACAATGCCTCCTTTAGCCTGGTGAAAGAATCCTTGATCTCGATGCCCATGTTTTTGACGTAGGCGGTATCTCCCTTGGAAAGCGGGTCAATAAATGCCTCCGTAACCCTCCAGGATTTGTCTCTTTTCTTTCTTATGATCTTGTCCGCCATCTCCTCTGCAGAACCGTTTTCCCATATCTCATCAACGGTATAGATCATGTTTCTCGGATCTACGGCGTAGAAACCGATCGCATGAGGCTTATTCACGTGCCAGTCGATCAAGGCAACCACCGGCCAATCCAGCGGGACCTGGAAGTCGTCGATAACATGAACATCAGGCTTAAATGCCTTCCACACCAACCCAACAAGACTCAACCAACCACCGTCAACCCTCGGAACTTTCTCATCTTCCCTCAGCGATGCCCTGAACACCCTCTTGAACTCCTCAGACAAATGGGGATTCGCATCCTGTGGAATCTCCGTCACCGAGGCATAGGCGGGGTCCGTGTTCCTAATGATGTCATCTAAAATCCAGGCCTGCGTGACTGCGGTCTGAGTAAGAAGAAAAACTCCCATGCCTCCTTTATCCTCGGGCCGCCTCAAACCACGGATGTTCGCCACAAACTTGTCACGATCAAACTCCTCATCTCCCCATATCAAATCGCCCTCCCAACCCTCATGGTCTCTCGTGTCCTGCTTATTCGTTATCAACTCCACAGTGGAACCGGTCCTAAACCTGAACAGAGCCTCAATCCCAATGTTGTTCTTCTTGGTCTCATACTCTCCCCTCGGAAAATACTCCTTCAACTTGGGTATCATCACCATCGCCGCATGCTTCTCCCAGTCCGTACACAGGATACGCACCTTCACCGGCCTTCTGCCCCATACCGTCTCTCTCCCGCTCCAGGGCTCTATGCCCAAACATGCGGAAGCGGTTATTACCGCACCCAACACGGTCTTACCAATACCGTTGGCCCCAACCAGCGCTATCACCTTCTTGCCAGCATGAAGATGATCCAGGACCTGCTTCTGATACGGCAACTCTCCGGGCTTCTCCCCTATAGGACTAAAATACTCTATGGGATGCGATAACCTATACTCCCGCTCCTCATCGGAAAGACCAGACTCAAGATCTAAAATCGATTTTTCAATTTTCTGCTTCGTAGACACAGGGGGGATAGATCGTTGTCGTGATTGCTCGGTCAGGGGGGGGTGGGTGCTCGGAATGTTTTGTCTTTACGAGACCTTATCATACAGTTATCCACAGGTTATCAACAGCCTGCCTAATTATTAGGCAATGGCTTTACTGATAACCTACATTATGTAAACTATTTTTGATCGAAATCCCCAGTGTTTAACGTTAACATTGGTTATCCACATCATCAGCTGCCCGCAAACCCTTGATAGGCAAGGCTTTGACCTTTTGGCCGACCTTATTAAATGAATCGGGCGCTCCCGCGCGAGAGAGCAAGTCCAGCTCTTTCCGGGCCTGATGCAGTAGGAGCACCCGATCTGCATAGTCGAATGTTATCTGCACCTTAGCCTCATGTTCCTCAGCAGGGTAATCTCCTCGGAGTCTGTGCGCATCCTGCCTGGCACGTTGGCGGATGTCCCAGGCAACGAGGGGATCTGAGTAGAGGATATCCCCTTTGTAGTTGTACGTTTTAACCTCGGTGGCGTTCAGCTCTTTTTTCAGCTTTTTCCTTAGATATTCATCGGTTATGCCACCTTCATCGAGCAGGTCCCGCATCGTTCTGCCAATTTTTTTTCGGAAGTTGTCCAGGTCCATCGTAGTATATTTGTGATTACCTATACTTACAGTGATTTTCTTAAATTGTGGAAAACTTCCCAAAACTTGTCAAGGGGCAAAGTGGCTTAAATCACAGATTGAATCACAACCCTAATAGCAGCTTGAATCACATCGATAAAAATTCATGCTTTTTTATTTTTTTTTTTCGTATCATTTCAGGTACTTAGAGTGTGGAATTCCTGCACATAAATTAGGCAAACTGATAAAAAACAGAATGGCATGTGATATACAAGAAGAAGAGTTGAACTTCAGAATGCTCTTAGAGAGAATAGATAAAGAGTAAAGCATTTTAAAGCTTTGGGTTTGAAAATCGGCTGGGCTTGTGAAAAAATAATTTTGGTTTTGTTACCGTTAACGCAAAAACTTGGCACGGATCTTTCGTGCCTCTTAATAGTAGAGGGTTAAAAAAATGAGGCATCTTCCAGGGACGGCGATGATGGATTTTTTGTCTAAGGGGCTTTTGATTCGGGGTTTGCTGGTAGTGATACCAGCAGCCGTCCCAACCGGGTTAAGAGCCCTTTTTGTTTCTAAGAAGGTAAACAATTCAGGGTTGGCCGGAGACCCGATAACCGGCTCGCACACCGGGGAGAGCGTTAGACCGGTAATCCTGCAAACGCAGGGACAGGAGGAAACGATGACAATCACGGCAAAATATTCAGGCAAATGTATGAAATGCGGTGGTCATATCTCCGCCGGAACGCAAATTGAATGGGAGAAGGGCAGCGGAGCGAAACACGTTAAATGTCCAGAGACGCCCGCTCGGGTTAGCTCCGGTCCCAAACAAACGGGCCAACTGTGGGAGGAATGCCCCAGGTGTGGAAGGGAACCGGTTTACATGCCTCTTCATCTGTGCGACCATTGCTGGCCAAAGGGACCGATGATTGAACCCATTGACACCACATGCCGGGAGCCATACCGCCGAGGTATTGGGCAGGGTTTTGGCCCAGGTGAGGATGGAGATTTCTAACCGTACAACCATACCCGCACACGCGGGAGAGAGGAGCACGCACATGACAATCACAGACTACATTACGGAGATTATTGACGGCAGAATCAACATTGAGGATGTACCCCCAGAAATTAGAGACAGGGTAGCTAACGGGGTAAGGATTCGCAGAGACCGACACGAGGGACACAGTACCAACCGCAACGACGATGGAACCATTACCGTCATCAACGACACTCTCCGCGTAACGTTGCCAGAATCGGAATTTAATGGACGGCAGGACGTGTTTACCCGCGCCATGCGGATGTTGGGCCACACCTCAGAATTGCAAATCCCCGATCCGCCTATTATGGATCAACAGGTTAGAGATATTGCCATGCAAAACCTGACCTATCAATTCCTCGCAGAACATTGTCACTATGATCTGTCTCAGGTAATCGCGAGGTTGAACGGTGGACACAGGCTATCTGCTGGTATGCAGGCCGATGTTGATGCAGCCAGGGCCAGGGCACGTGCGGAACTTAATGATAACCCAAAACCTCATATCGACGAGGCCTGGAGAGACCTGGAGCGGGAGCAAAGTTCCGAGCGAAAATATCACGAACATATTGCTGGAGATTGCAATGGGTGGAAAATCGAAATTATAGGAGTCATGCCGGACCAAATCGGATTATGCCGGTATCGCTCTCATTAGGAATAACTGATATTACGGCTGTCCTATCGGCCTGACGGGGGAAAGGAGAAAGGAAGATGAGCTACAGGGTTAAACCAAACGGAAGATATATTTATCAGTGCCCGGGTTGTGGCGTGTACATCAAGGTTAAGCATACCCGGTGCCACGGGTGTATCTGTGACATTCTTGGTGGCAATCCTCCCGGAACCTGGAGGCAAACCAGGGTTCGACAAGAGCAACCACAAAAAGTTATCGCCCACGCCATCGCGTTTATTACGACAGCCTGACCTGGAAAGGAGAAGAGAAGATGAAAATCATTGCCATATGGGAACGACCACAGGCCCACGAACGATACGGGGGCGTCTTTTGCCTATTCGATGATGGACAGTTTTTTCATGTAAGCCAAGAAAAAGAATTCAACGGAACAGATAAGGAAGGCAAGCGATTATATGTTGAAACCGGAAACCCTGAATATGGACCTGCATTTAATGAGGAGGATCGTTTCAGCTTTGAGAAGGCCGATTATTTCATCCGCCATTTCGGCGGAACGTTAGTTTATCATCAACATAATTGAGGGTAAACTTATGACCACCCGACAAGACACCGGGGAGGGGAGGGGAAAATGCTAACATCAAGCGGTCCTAAATGTGATGGTTGTAAAAAATATATTCTGCCTGTCTTCAACGAAACAATGGATGTTTATGCCATACCTTGCACCGATGCTGTTTTACACGCCCACCAAACAGATGAATGCAGGAGGATTGTATTGAGAAAAGCGGAGATTATGACAGACATTGTTAACGCCGCAATCAGCGAATATCTTGAGCCGGATTCTGCCCAAGAAGATTTAAATGAAATACGAAATGAATAGCCTACCAGAAAGGAGGGTTGAGATGGATACTGTAAGAAATAGCTTTGAGAGGGGATTTCAATGGTACAAGAATCACATGGGTTATGAACTAACAAATGGGGAGATTGAAGAGTTGTTCCCCGATGTAGACGTTAAGGCCTTTGCCCAGGGTATGGAGGATGCAAAATATAACGACACTTGGAGGTTAGAAAAATAGCCTAACGGAAAGGAGGGATTGAAATCAGAATATCTCCTTCAGCCTCGATTTCTCTGCTAAAAATTGGTAGATGGTCGAGGGGAAGGCGCAGACTTGCTTGCGCGGTGGCCTTCCCCGCCGAACCTCAAATATCACGCCCGCCTGCTGGAGCTCGGATTTTTTCATCATCAATTTCGCCTCCGAGCAGCAGAACATCTCAGCGATCGCTTTCCAGCCTATGAGGGCGTGTTCTACCATTCTATTTCTTCTCGATCATCATGTGGGGCATAGATTTTTTTACATAGGCTTCGCGGGCCTTCGGATCGTTGTAAATCAGCTTTGCCAATCCGAGACGGTTCGTATCATCGTTGGCCTCTGTCGCTTTCATCCGCACGTGGGCATGAACCACAGCCATCGCAATCTTCACCTTGTCGCCCCCCTCCTTGTTGCCCTTGAGATATTCCAGGACGATTTTCGTCGCTTCCTCTGCCAACGGTCTTGTCATTTCTGAATCGCGAATTATCATTTTGTTTTCCTTTCCGGATCGGTCGAAGTTTCGGCTTCGCACAATCCAAGATGATTTGAAGTTACGTTGCCTTGCCTCGCCTCTCGCCAAGCCTCGCCTTGCCTTGCCCCGCCCAGCCGCGCCCTATTTAAGATTTAAATTCAGCAGTAAATCTTCCAAATCGGGGTCGATATGTTCCAAATCCAATTTCGATTCCACCCCGAATCAACCAATTTTTGATCTTCTCGATATTAATCAATGAATTATCGAAAACACTGACTTCGAAATTCAATTCCCAGGGGGTCTCTAACATGGGTCGATGCTTGGGAGATGGAATAACTAATTTTCCTTTGGCGATATTGGCCTTGTGGTGGAGTATTCTTATCTTAGCTTCGGCATCATAATCTTCAATAAAACCATTGAACCTGATCGGCTTCTCATTTCTCAGAAAAGGGATAAACTCAGGGCTGATAGTCACATAAGACATTCCTGTCATCTTATACTGTCTCCACTGTTTTGCTTCAAAACGAAGAGCACAACCTCCCGGCTTCTCTCCAAAGAAAAAGGAATAGATATTTTCCGAGGGGAGAACCAATTCCTGATTTTCGTTTAAATACATCTTGTCCTTCATTGGCTTCTCGTCTGCCGACAGGTCAATGAAATGATCGAAAAGAATCCCAACCAATCCCTTTGCTTTTACCCACATTGATTCAAAACCCTTACCTCTCATCTTTTCCTCCTTGTGATACTTGGAAGTCAATGCTTCGCCTGATCACGTTTTGGATTTGGATTCCGCTCAACTTTAGCGGTCATCGGATGGCTTTCGGGTCTGCCATCAATCCCTTAATTTAAAACCCGTGCCTTGGCGCCTAGCCCCGCCCCGCCATGCCGAGCCAGGCCGAGCCCGCCTGGCCAAGCCCAGCCTTTTCTTTACCTCTTCCTCCCTAAGCTTATAGGTAAATTATAATCAATATAAGAACCAAGAACCAAAGCATATATAAGTCATCAGGATTCAAAATCTGTTTACCTCTTCTTCCTCTTCGCCCTTCGATGCATTTTCGTCATCTTGAAATTGTCGTAGCTGTAACTCTGACCCGAGCTCTGGTCATCGCCGCCCTCGAGGTCGTGGAATGTCTGCAGGTCCCGCACCTTCTCTTCGTATGCCTGGTCCAGAGAGTATCCGCAATAGAGACAATTCCCCATGGGAGAGGAAACAAAATGCTTATGACAGCGCCAGCAGATCATAGGCTACGCCCACATATAGGGCAAATTGACATTGCTGTAATTAAACAAAATGCAACATCACTTTCGGAGTTATCTCGGAAATAAACTCTATGGGCCTCACACCACCAGCATTTTTCTTTCGGCTTTTCCTTTGGCTCATGGTGGCAAAATATACTGGGAATGATTTTACTCACATCAAGACCGTTCTGTTCAAGAAACTCCCTACATTTCCAACAAAGTCCTTCGCTCATCTTATCCTCCATTCTTTGTCCCACCACCAGGGATTTTTACAAGAGCTTGAGCCAGTCTTCGACCCGGAGGATGACGAACGGCTTCTCATAATCCTCCCCCACAATGACGCCATCGACACCCTGCATCCACTGGCGAATCCTTTTAAAGCCCGACGCCTTCTTTTTGCACTGGATTTCACGGCCAGCCACCACAATATCGCACGCATCCGAAGTAGGCGACCGACTAAGAAAATGACGGTATGCTTTGAGTCCCAGGGCCTCGGCCATATGGACGATTTGGCGCTCAAATCGATCTCCTTTCTGTTTTGAGTAATTGGGCATTAAAACGACACCTCCTTTCCGGCTGCCTTCATCAATTCACTAACTGTTTCGCTTTTTCCTTTGCTATCTTTCTTTTTCTCTCAAATTCCGATGCCCTATCTCCCTCAAGTTGTGGTTTTGGATCCAATTTATTGAATAATTCCGTAAGTAATTTTTTGGCTTCTTCTTTACCGACCGGTGTTGGCTCAAGCCAAGGCAATAACTCACGATTAAATTCTGCCGTTTCATGTTCTAATCTTTTTTGATCGACACTGAAGTTGATCAATTCCCTGATTTGGTTAGGTTTTGGAAAAAAAGAATATTCTCCAATCGCCTGATTTACCGCGGATTCAAATGAATCAATCGATACTCCCGAGAATTCTTCCCAATAAACCTCAGCCCGGAGAGCCTCATCCTGTTGGCTTAGGTTCGATGGGAATGTCACCTTCAGCCGTCTCATTAGGTAAGCAAATGTTTCCCTGTCCTCGTCTTTCATCTTGGGCCTCCTTCACCTTAAGCCAGAGATCCATTCCGTCTTTTGTTGGTTCTCCTATTTTGAGCTTGTTTATCTGTGACTCAAAAACTGAAATCGTGTAACCCGATTTGAGAATAAATTGGTCAGTAGAATCAAAATATCTTAAAAGAAGTTCTTTGAGTTCTTCGAGTGGAATCTTTGAAAGGAGCCTCTTGGTTGTAGCTCCATCTTTTCCGCCCTGGATGTGTGGAGGGGTTGAAAATGCTTTCTTGAATTCTTGATAATAGAAGTCTATAAAAATCTTCACATCGGGCGAAGGTGTTTTTTCGACCTTCGCAATATGTTTTAATCTTTTATTCTTTTCTTTATTTAAAGAAGAAGATGAAGAAGAAGATGAAGAGCTATCTTCCGGCTGTGCCTGTGTTATGGCTGGGGCTATATGGTCTTTCCATCGTTTTTGGGCACCAGATAATCCTTTTTGTGCTTGTAATTCTCTACGTTTAGCTTGTTTTTCTCTTTCTTCTTCAAGCCGTTTATTGTAAAGTAAATTTCCCCCGTTCGATAGAAACTTTTTTCCCACGTTCGCTAGCCACATTTTTTGCATTGTACGGGGATCTTCAACTCCCGCGATTCTTGATATTTCTGACATCTTCGAGGTAAAGGGTCCATTGACCCATTCATACATAAGAAGTCTTGCATATGCTCCGACCTGGCTAACGGTCCATCCGGCAGTATCCATATAGAAATCGGAAGCATATAGCTGAAACGCCGGTGGTTTCCCCATTTATCTCCTATAAAAGCTGCTTTTGAATCAGCCTCATCCTGTGGTCCTGCAGCTCTTTGTAGCCCAGATCAAATCCTATCCCTATCCTGTTTAGCTTTTCCGCTACCCGCATGGTAGTCCCTGAGCCACAGAAGGGATCAAGGACTATGCAGGGAACAGGATCACCGCCACACTCACGGGTAGGTTGCCAGCCGAGGGTTTGGGTTTCACGAATATTGTTGCCATGTCCCCCCGCATAATCAAGATTTTGGGACACTAAATTGCCTCCGATCCCACGCTTTTCGGAATAATTTAATCGCTTACGTTTTTCAGTTGTTGTTTCACCTTCTTTCTTCACCACCCTCTCCCACGGACTCCCGCATTGACGGCAACGCCCCTTCTCCGATGTGCCGGCTTTAATGCACGGCTCAATGAGTTTTTCGGGAAATGTGGCGAAGTGGGCTTCTTTGTAAGGTTGGGTCGGGATAGTCCAGACAGTGCGGATGTTGCGACCATTGGGATTTGGTAATGGATATCCCTTAGGATGAGTAGACATATCACCCATTGCCCCACCCGCTCCCACCATTCTGCCTGTAGAAATTGAGCCTCCATTGTTTTCATCCCATAACCTAACGTGCGGTTCCCTCACCGCCTCCTGGTCAAAGTAATACTTCTGGCTCTTGGCCAACAAGAAGACATATTCATGCGCCTTTGTTGGCCTGTCTGTTACACTCTCTGGCATGGGGTTGGGCTTGGACCAGATGATGTCTGACCTGAGATACCATCCATCGGCTTGCAGGGCGAAGGCAACACGCCAGGGAATGCCGACGAGGTCTTTGGGTTTGAGGCCGGGGGGAACTTTATTTTGGGGGCGAGGGCCATCATAAAGAATGGGTTTTGAAAGTGATATGCTCGCGGGAGTTCTATAATCGTTTGTTCCGCAGCCGCTACCCGCATACGAATCCCCCAAATTCAGCCACAGCGTCCCATCCTTCCTCAACACCCTTTTGACTTCCCTAAAAATCTCTACAATATGCCCGACGTAGAGCTCAGGGGTAGGTTCAAGACCGAGGGAACCACGCCAGGCGGAACAGTGGAGGCAGAAACCTCTTTGCCATTTTCTAACACCATATTCATTCTTTTTTGGATAGTCCCCTTTCGCTGTTCTAAGGTCAAATTCTCCATTTTCCATTTCCCACTCATGTTCACACCCCTCCTCCCCATCCCAAATCAAATCGGGAATATCATATTTCCGCAATCCCCAATAGGGCGGTGACGTTATGATGCAGTTCACAGATTCGTTTTTTAAGGGTAAATGTCTTGAATCACCTATCATTCATCACTCCCCTAATTTATCCCCTCCCCTGCCTGGCGGGAGGGGATATGACGATGTGAGATAGACTTTGGATTCAGGCAGTTTGTCTTAATTCATCATAAAGATAGTCTGCCGGATCTTGATGATTATTGATCAATGCCTGCCGTAGAGACCATATTCGCATCGATGCCAATCTTCCTATGTGGTTAATTTGATCTTGGCTCAATTTACGAGCATTTTTGTTTATCTTTGCCGGTCTTAATAATCTGCAATTTGGAAAATACTTTGATACTTCGATAATACCGGCCCGTTCCGGGATAAAATCTTTAAACTCCAATAATGTCTGTGGTATGGCAAAAAAGAGCCTGCGAATTAAATTGGATCTGTGCCCATGCCATTTCTTCTGATCTTTTTTCAGATCATATTTATTGACTTTGATTTCAACCTCATTGGCAAAACCAGCCTTGGTAACAATTAGCAAATCACATTCATGAATTCCCAGGCCCCAAGAAATGTTAGGTACTATCATGTGCTGGCGTATGTTGAAAAATTCAGCAACATACACCTCAATTTGATGTGTTGTTAGATTCATTCCTCACCTATCCCCGCCCCCCGGGCTCCCCCGAGGAGGGTGGAGGAGATGGTCCGGGAGACGGGGCACAACATCTTGTATGCCAAAACTTTTTGGTCTACTTTGTATACCTCAATCCTCTTGACTTCCCTCCGAATTTGAAAGAAAATCTTTCATGGAAAATCGAGATTCATGCAGTTTCTCGAACAGCCAGTTTCGACAAAGGAGCGATTCGGTGATTCCCTTTTCGGCGGCTAAATCTTCTATGGCAAGTTTGACCCGGATGGGGACCTTGATAGTGATCGTGGCGGTGAGCTTGTCCATGCACCCCCCTCCTATACATGGCTACCTTTTTATGGTAGGCTAGTAGGGAAAGGAAAGGCCCCGGCCTGGTTGCCCTTCAAGCTCTCCATGTCCGGGACCTTTCCGGGGAGTTGCGGCCCCCCTTATTATTTTGATTTGCGCTTGATGCAGAGCTTATCTGCAATTTTAAAATCCTTAATGTTTATAAGTAGTTGATATTATTGGTAACATTCTATATCTTATCTGCAATTCTTGTACGGAAAGGTATCATAGATGGAATTAAAAGTCAAACAAAATCTTGGATGGGGAGTAGAATTTGACGTTGATTTGTTCAAAAGGAAGCTCAATGCGATAATTCATTTCGAGATTTCAATGGGTCTGGTCCGAAGCAAGAGAGCCTTTGCTAAGAAATACGGCATTACTCCCCAAAAGCTGAATTATTATTTAACTACCGGAGGTTTAAACGTTATTTTTCTTGGAAGAGTTTGTGAAAAGCACAATTTAACCCTCGATTATCTGATCCACGACAAACGACCAGATCAATCAACCGCAAAAGAATTTCTACCCCCCCTGATACTTCCTCCTAAAGATTCCAAGTAAAAGAATGTTTTCACATATAACCTGCTTTTAGCTTTTGTCCGATTTTTTCCTTGACAAACGTACAAAAATTTTATAAGCTTTTATCATGGGTACAAAAAAATCTTCCATTGAAACTAGGGGAATTGTAAAAAAATATCTTGAAAAAGGATTAGGGCAAAGTGAGATTGCCAGACTTTTAGGAGTAAGTCGGCAAGCCGTGAACTATTGGGTGCAGATTATAAGGCAACAGGAGAAATATGAAAGCAGAGATCAAGACCATTCGTAGAGCCCGGGGAGCGAAAGAATTAGCCTCTTATGTTCTTGGAGGAAAGCTAACCCTGAAGCGGTCCGTTTTAGCCAAATGCTTTGAATGTTGTGGTAACTATGCGGATGGAAACGTGGATTGTCGCATTTCCGAGTGCCCGCTTTATCCATTCATGCCCTACGGGAAGGCATGGAAGGGAAGAGAAAGGAAGAAAATTCCTGTAGCACGGTTAAAACCCCCCTTCCAGAAGCAAAAACAGCCAAGTTCGGAGGCAGGTTGTCAATGAATCAGCCGATTCCCCGCAAATGCTTTGAGGCCTGCATCGACAGCTTAGGTCGCGCGTTTCTTTGTCTCCTACCCGAAGACCACGAGGGTTGCCATTGCTGGACCCTTTCGGATGTATATCCCATCTCTCCTAGACCTTGTGAGACCTTTCCACTGGGTGATCGATACCAGGGCGGGGGCAATAGGTCCGAGATGGAGAGTTAGCCGCAAAAGGTGGGAATCCTGGCGGGGGAAGGTGAAGAGGTAGTGGGTAAAAGGCAAATTTACGGTGCCTGGGGCTGGGCGGCGGCAAATGCCCCCTATTCATTTGTGACGAGCCGTAGGCTGAGCAGGGAAAACCAAACCTCCTCTTAAGGAGTGCGCTTGCAGGGGGCGCACTCGTGATGGGGAGAACGGAAGGGCCAGGCAGCAACAAGGTGGAGACCGTTTATTTGCCCCTAATCAAAGGAGGGGGCCTCCGGGTCCCCGAGGAGGTCTTATGAACTTCTTCATCGGTTTAAGAAATGCGTTATTGCCAGTCCTGATTTTGTGGGGCTTAATCATTCTGTTTATTGGGTGGTTGATCGGGTGGTTGATATGACCTATCTTACCTGTAAAAAGAGGAAGCATCAAAGACTGCATCATACCGTATGCCTGGCGGTCAAGTGCCAGCATATTGCCTTTGATGGCAAGGAATATTTTTGCACTTACGAAACTCGTACGGAGAGGGAAAGGAGGAAACATGAGAAAAATAGTTAGGTATTATTGGGTAGGAAAGGATTTATGGCCAAAGATTTTTTACAATCCTCTTTATAAAGAAATGCGGATTGAATCTATACGGACCACGAGGGGAATTAGGGGTCACTGGATAGCAGAGGAGTGGCCCCCGTACAAGGTCAAGATCACAATAGAGGAGGTTAAAAGTGAGAGAAAAGCTAATTAAGTGGCTGATTAGTATCTTGCTTCCGGGATTCCATCTTCATCGGGATCCTCAGAGGAAAAAGGATGAAGACCATCCAGAAAATTGACTGGGTGTGCTATCTATTGATCTGGATGGCCGGGATTATCTGTGTGGGCTATGCCCTGGGGTTGATATTTTGGAGGGCGCTGAAGGGGATAACCGGATGATGGAACTGCCGATTTCAACCGACATCCTTCCCCGTGAGCTCTACATCTACCTGGCAGGCCTCATCACATCACCGATACTTTGGCTTTTCGGGATTGCAGTCAAGGGGTTCTTTGGCAAGGTGAGAAAGTGGGTCAAAGACTAAAAGGAGGAGAAAGATGGATCAAGCATTAATGAAACAGGAACGGAAGCCACTGACGGCAGGTGAAGTCCTTGCCCAGGTTCGGCTCATCCAAGAAGTCATGAATGCCGTAATGAAGGAGGGCAAACACTACGGGAAGATTCCGGGAACCCCAAAACCTACCCTCTATAAGGCAGGTGCAGAAAAACTTCTGTCCACTTTTCATATTGGTGTAGACCCGGAAGATCGAATTAGCGATCTTTCAACTGCCGATGAGATCCGCTACAGGGTTCTGGTTCGCGGATTCTGGCAAGGTGATGGGGAACCATTGGGGACCGGCCTTGGGGAATGCTCTTCAAACGAAGAAAAGTATAAATGGCGGAAGCCTGTTTGTGATGAGGAATTTAACGAAACTGCAAGCGAGCGAAAAAGGATAGTCTGGAAAAAGGGAGATGGCGCCAATGTCTATCAACAAAAACAGGTTCGCATGAATCCGATTGATGTTGCCAACACAATCTTGAAGATGGCGAAGAAGCGGGCTCTCATAGACATGACCCTAACGGTCACCGCAGCCTCAGACATTTTCGACCAGGATCTTGAGGATCTTCCGGATGGCATGGAAATTGGGGCCAACGGGAAGCCCCCTATTCAGGAACCCAAAAAGAAAACTGCCGACGCCCCAAAGGATAAACCCAAGAGTGAGACCGCGATCATTACCGTCAAGGATGTCAGACGACAGGATAAAAAGAAAGATGGTACTCCCATGAAGTCCCCCCTCTACATCATCACGAGCGACGCCGGAGTTGACTACAAGACCTTTTCCGAATCCATTGCGAAGATTGCCAGCAAGGAAAAGGGGACCGGCATCGAGCTCCACGTTGAGTACAAGAAGGATTCCTTCGGGAATACAATCCTTGACGATGGCCTGAGTTATGCCCAACAGCCGCCAGAGGATGAGAATGCCCAAGAATGAATTGATATTCAGGGAAGAGGATCATTCTTACTGGATCGGGGAAAGGAGGCTCCTAAGCGTGACCCAGGCATTACACATTCTCGACGATAGACCGAAAATAGATCCATGGTATTTGCAGAGGGGAACTTTCATCCATAAGGCAACGGAATATTTGGACAGGGATGAATTAGACTTGCAGACGCTTGATGATCGAATACTTCCCTATTTCAATGCTTATGTGAAATTTCGGGAAGATACTCGTTTTGCAGTTACGGATATTGAATATCCGTTGTATCATCCAGAATATTTTTATGCCGGGAAGATCGACCGGCTCGGATTTCTAAACAACCGGCTCGTGCTGGTTGATCTGAAGTCGGGCACAAAGGCCAAAGTTGATGAACTTCAGATTGCGGCATATTGGGAACTTTGCAGGGCGAATCATAATGATGAAAGAAATTTAAATGTCAAGGATGCTTTTGTTCTCTATCTTAAAGAAGATAGTAATTATTCAATCGTTAAGATCGAAAGGCCCAGGCTCTTATTACCCATCTTTTTAGCTTGTCTAACCGTGATACGATTCAAGGAGGGATTATGAACACCCAAGTCGAAGAGGTAAAAGATGTTGAAATCGAAAAAAAGGTTATGCCTATTCCGACCCAGGCAAAACTTATCATTGTCAGAGATCAAACAACTCTGTCTAAGGCGAACGAGTTTTTTTTGATTATCCGTCAATTGCGAAAAGAAGTTGCCGAAGGGTACGACGATTTAATCAAGAAAGCTCACGAGGCTCATAAGTTGGCCCTTGCCAAGAAAGCAAAATATGAGGCCCCCCTAATCGAAGCCGAAACCTATCTCAACGGCCAGGTCACCGCCTACCATCAGGAGATCGAGAAAAGGCGTAGGCAGGAAGAGGAAATGGCCAGGCAACGCGCCATCAAAGAAGAAATGGAGCGCCGGAAGAAAGAAGAAGAAGATCGTCTTGCCCAGGCCGCAGCCCTAGAAGAAGTTGGAGCCGTCGAGGAGGCCCAGGCTATCATTGACGAGACAATAGAGGAGAACTCCAAGCCGGTTGAGGTCTATACCCCTCCGCCAGAAACGCCAAAGGCAAGGTTAGATGGAATGACGATAGTAAAATATTGGAGTGCCGAGGTGACCGATCTTCGGGCACTCGTTAAGGCAGTAGCTGAAGGCAAGCAACCGCTGGTCTATCTCCAGGCAAATATGCCGCCCCTAAATAGACAAGCCGAATCTTTAAAAGAGGAATTAAGAATTCCCGGAGTGAAGGCAATTTGGAAATCAAGCGCGAAATCAACCGGCAAAAGGACTCAAGCAATAGAATAGTAGGGTTAGGGGCAGCCATGCGAGAGAACTCGATCTAAGCCCTCACAGACGGGGGGCTACAATAGTACGACAGGGCTGGCCCCCAGCTGCCCCGTTGCTCGAAGGAGGGAAGATGATAGCATACGCATATTTTGACAAAGATTACGGCGTAAGGATTTTCAAGGATAATGTCTATATTGCCGATCTACCATTAGACGCACCCACGGAAAGGGAAGCCGATAAAAGTCTTCATGCCATGAGGCTTTACAGAAGGGGAAAATGGTATGACAGGGAATGGGGGAAAGAGGCAAGGGTAAGGTTCAAGTAAAGGAGGGAAGATGATAAAAACTGTAAGTGAAATAGAAGCTGAAATTGAAAGAATTAAGGAAGAGGCCCATCATCTTCTTTTTGAAGGTTCCGTTGCTACTGTAGATATCAATGCCCCGAGGGCAATAATGCAATTAGAAGCAGAAACAAAATTGAGAACCCTTTATTGGGTATTGGGTAAAAACTTTAAGCATAAATATCCAAAAGAGAAACCAAATACATAAAGGAGTTGAGATGAAGGTAAGAATCCTAGCTAAACTTATTGCTAACTTTTCTGACCGTTTTCCAAAGGGTACTCGTGTAGTCATAGACAAGTGGAGATTTACTCCTAACAGTAAATCTGGTCTATCATTCAGGGTTATCAACCTTTGGAAAAAGCCCCAGTGGTTTGATTCATGCTGGTTTGAATAGGAGGGAAGATGACAACAGAGGAAGAGTTTGAGAAATGGTGGAAATGGGATTCAACGTGGAGACTTCAGGAAAAAATGAAGTTAGCAAGTAAAGAGGCTTGGCTCGAGGCCTCCCGTCGGCAGGAGGAGAGGATTGACAGACTGAAGGAAATACTCAAGCAATGCTATCAGACGATCCTCGAACTCTGTCCCGACATGGACATTGAATATGGGGAGGAACTGAAGAAGCTCGTGGGGGAGAAATGAGACTAACACTTGAACAATGGTTTAGGGTTGCAGAAAGAGGTATAAGTGGCGATCAGATACATGATATTCTTTATGATTGGAAAGAAGAAAGAGATAGGTTGCAGGAAGGAATTAGGGAGGCCCTTAGAACAATTCATGCTTTACATGGTGAAACGGCCTGGAGAATATATAGAGACAATGCCCCTGAAATGATAAGACTTAGGAAATTGTTGGAGGAGAGATGACAGAAGAAGAGATTGAGCAAATTGAAAAATGTTTGGATTCCAAAAGTTATCTAAATCCATTTAAGGCAAAAGAATATATCACGAAATTGATCGAGGCCACCCGTAGGCAGGAGCTTGAAATTCAGAAATACCGGAAAGGGATTAGGCGTATAATGATGTTTGAACATGGATATGTCCTGGGTCTGCTTGAAAAGTTACTGGGGGAGAAATGAAAGAGATAAAGTCTAGGGCGTGGGATAAAAGAGAGGAAAGAATGCTAACTGTATGTCGTCTGGGGCTTGGGGGATTTTCCCATGATTTCTGGTCCCCCGATCCTGTTGTTTGTGATTCAAGAATTGCCGATGAAGAAAGATATATTTTCATATTTTTCACTGGCCTCCATGATCGAAATGGCAAAGAGATTTGGGAGGGGGATATTGTTTCGATAAAAAGCAATTATCAAACCGATGAACCAATTGATGCTAGGGCAAGGGTATATTTCGGTGATGGTGCTTTTAGGTTAGATTTTCATTCGATGATTCTTACCCATGATCTCTTAAACAATATTCATAGTAATTGGCTGATTGAGGCCATCGGCAACATCTATGAAAATACAAGTCTGTTGGGGGAGAAATGAATAAGGAAGAGACCAAGGAAAAGATTAGAGTAAAATGGAATTATCCAGATGTGTATAGTCTACACTGGGATGATGCCAGAAATGATATAAATAGACTTCTTACCTCGCTCGACAAAGCAGAGGCACAAATCCAAGAACTTGAGGGGGCAATTGAAAAGTGGAGAGATTTACGTAAATCTTGGAATATAAAATTTTGGATTGAAGATGAAGAACTCTATTCCCACATCAAGGAGAAATGAAAAATGAAAGAGCATGAACTTAAAACATGGCCTGAAGACTTTGAGGCAATTTGGAGCGGGAAAAAGAATTTTGAGGTTAGGGTAAATGACAGACACTTCAAGGTCGGTGATGGTTTAAGGTTAAGGGAATGGCATCCAGGATATAAAATTTATACCGGAAGAGAATACATCAAGAAGATTACCTACATGCTCCAGGGAAGCTTTGGTTTGCCAGATGGTTTATGCGTAATGCAGTTAGGCGAATATCAGTAATGGGAGGCAAGCATGTCTGCGATCCTGTGCGTGAGCACGTCTGGACTACGGCAGGGCGGATACCTTGTGCTGCTAATGACAGCAACTCCCACCAGAAATAATGGCTGCGGTGACTCACCGGAGGGCCAGCACGTCAGTAGCGAGAGCATTGCCTCCGGTTAACTTGCCCGCAGCCAAAAAGGAGGTAAGGTACATGGATGTCGATCTTCATTTTAACAGAATATGTAAGGTTTGTGGTCTTACGTATGGTTCCCATAGGGGAGATAGTATATGTCCAGATCAATGTCCAGATCACGAAGGTAGAATGGACTGGTCAAAGGAACACATTACCACTTTTGTTGATTCTGGCATAGTGGATGAGATTCCTTGTGGAACTCCAAGAAAGTAAAGGGTGATAAATAAACTTTTGGCTGCGGTGGCTATTGATGGGCATGAGGTTGGGGTTGATCGCCTAACCAACAACAGGTTAGACTCCTGTCAGCAGCCAAAAAAGGAGGTGATGTTGAATGAGAAAATACTTTTGCGGAACTCCTGAATCATTTTGTTCTGGTGCAAAAACCGCATTTTCTACTCCTTGGCCGATAGGTGCATCTCAAAAAACTCATGGATCGGCAAATCAAGCCTTTAAGTGTTATGCAAGTTATCTCTTGGGGCAAGGATATAAAAAGGTTGGCTCAAGAGAATTTGAAACCCCAGATGGAAGCATATTGGTATTAACCAAAAAAGTTAGATTCGGTGCATCATTACGATTTGGAAAAGAGGGAAATCGAGTAATGGGAACGCAGCGACACAATGGAATTATTGTATCTAAGTAACTCTTGCGGACCAACTGGGTGAGCATCCTGCGTGAAGGAGGGAGAGATGACAATACGTGAATTTCTTACCAATATCCTACAAAGAAATAGGGAAATGGAACAGGAAGCTAAGCAACACGGTGATTATGCAAAGGCTCTCAAGAAACAAGGGGCGATTGAGATTGCTGAGGTAATTTTTTTAGAGTTTAACGGTTCTCTGATGATGGACAAGGAGATCAAATGACCTTCCGCAAGAAAGGAGAATGAAATGAAAAATGTTACAATCATACCAGTTTTAAACGGATTTATTGTGAAGGTGGGGTGTCAGGAAGTGGTATTTACAAGTGTTGAGGCTCTCGCGCATGAGTTAGTTCGGTATCAAGTTAACCCTGTTGAGGTGGAATTGGAGTATATAAGAAATGCACTTAATCCACAAATAGGATCTTTACAAAGGCAACCAGGTGGAATAATCCCATCCTTACCAACGGAGACGGCAAGGGTAGACACAAGAACAAGATGACCTTTCCCCCTAACTACGTCAAGGAGATGGCAGCCTCCCCCATCCAGAGGGAGTGGAAGCCACAAGTGGGGAATTGGTATATTGATATTATGGGAAGTAAGATTACCGAACCAATCTTACTAACCCAGGACTACTTTCCATTTACTCCATTGCACAATGATAGAATTAATACCATTTGGCTCCCCACTTCAGACGATTGGTGGGAGAGGATTGATTTAAAGCCAGATATATCTTTGCTTTTTGGTAGAGGTCCACTGGATTATTTCCATTTACAAGTATTTAACGAATGGGATATTAGTAAAATATTCTATGCTCAGACTAAACTCGAACTCCTCTCCGCCCTTGTGCATTGGCAGAGATGGGGTTTGAGGTGGGAGGGGGAGAGATGGATGAAATAGAAAGAAAGTTGAGAGAATTACTCTGGCTTCGACATGGATGCCCCCTTTCATGTCTGTATGGGGACGATGGAGAAATGCAATGTAGTAATATTCAATCTCACAAACCAATAGATTTTAGACGGGATACTCCACAGCAAATTGAAGATAAACTAATGCCAGATTTAGGATTTATAAGAGATATTATTAATAAACATCTTGGCAGATGTGGGGAGTGAAAGATGGAAGATGAAAATAGCAGATGTGGATGAAGAATTTATGCCGTTGATATCGGAAACTTCTTGACGTACTTAGCCTTCCTCTTCGGCTTCCGGCTCATCGTAATGAGAACCGTGAGATTATCCAATGAAGTTCGGCTCCCAACTCTCTTAACCTGCCACCGTCTTTCCTTTATCGTAACTCCTCGCTATGTTGTATACTGCGAAGCTTGCTCCAAACACGCCCCACAGATAGTCTGGGATGGCACTAAGCCACGCCTTCGCTCCCGCTGCCATCTGGGTGGCGGTGTTTGGACTTATTACTGATATCACTGCCATGGGAATTGCCCACAGAATTAATATGTACATAACATAGAGGTACGATGGCCTTGCCCTCGATGTCCATTTGTCCGCCGACTGTGCCTCGGCCAGAAATGGCGCAAGTATTGTCTTCAATTCCTCCAGATTCCCAGTCATCTGGAATTGCATCATTTGCGCCTTCACTTTTTCGGCCTCGGTCTTATCCGGGAAAATCTTATCTACTATTTTCCCAAACAGATTTCCGATGGCCCCAGTGTCAATATTGATTGCTCCTAGCGCCATGATTTACCTCCTTATGGTGCTTGGTGTCCCCTCTTTTCCTTCCAATACCATCTGAATATCCATCCACCAAAGAAACCAACCAATACAATCAAAACCAGTAGTAATACTGCGTTCATTTTCTCACCTCCCTTTATTTTCATCATACTCGGTATGAGCATGATCGAGATGCTTGTCGTCTCCAAACACAATATCGTAGCGCCGGTCTATCGCCTGAGCTTCATGTCTTATCTCATCCCAGACCTGACCTGGACTTGACAATTCCCATATCCTCCAGTCCCAGGCCAGACCCTTCGGGTGTAGGGACCCTTCCATATGCTTCCCGTCACAGGCGCTTGTAACGGTTGGGATGATGCCATACTTTTGGTAGACACGGAAGACGATCCTTGACAGAGTAAGGAACTCATAGCTGATAAACTTGAACCAAACGCCTTCTTTGCAGTTTATTCGTATCATTTATCAATTCTCATCTCCCTTTAAAATGATTTGAGCAACACGCCAATGAGTCCGGCGAGGTTGCTCACGAGCAATATGATGATTGCCCACAGCTTCTTTTCAGTGCCGTTCATGTGCTTCCACATGGCCTCAAACTCCTTCTTGATGTTTTCATGACGCTCTTCGCAAAGTCTAAGATTGAAGTCGTCCATAGAGGTCTCCTAATTATTCCCATCTTGAAGTTTCGGTTGATACCGTCATGCTGCTATCTCCGTAATTGTGATAGATGAAGCCATAACCCCACCAAATATTCTCCCCCCCGCCAAACCATTAAAAGTAGTTGTGCCTGCGCTAGTACAGCCAACCCTAACTTTAAAAGTCGTTTCACTCGTAGTTCCGGCAACCATCCAATGAGTAAAAACTATTTGACATGGTTGATTTGCAGCCGAATATATAACACCCCATGAGGCAGCCAAGGCATTGGCCGTGTCATCCTGAAACAATGCTGCTATAAAACTGGGTGCAATATTTGATGAACCATTCCATACTACATCTATTTTTAAAATATTCGTTGCGCTCTTTGGGGTAATGGCAAGGGTCATGTATTGGTCGCCCTCGTTGTTTTGTGGGATTGTGTCATCAATCGGCGTTTGCGTTGTCCCAGTCGCTACCTCACCAGTTTGATAATTGACAACCTGAACCACATCGCCCGCTATTTTAGTACCAGGCGGAACAGTATGTCCTCCAACTCCATTTAGAAATTTTGTGGCATCATTGGGAAGTTTAGGACAAAGCCCGTGTGCATCCGTAGATACATCTAAATCGGTGTTATCCTCCGGCGCTCCGAGATTATCCAGCAGTATTGCATCATCTCCTCCGGCTTCGTGTCTCGTTCCGTGTGTTTCAAGGTCTGCTGGCATACCGGACAAACCATCAAGGTTGATTTCGTCTGCTCCCCCGTTTTCATGAGAATCGGAATGGTTTGGCAGAGGATCGCCTGCTTCCCATTCTTGAACGCATATAATAGCATTAGCATCGTCATTCCATTTCAAGAATGATTTTGCCTGAATCGGGATGACAATATCATCAAGGACGGAATAGATGGGAACCTTGACAATTTTCTTTAGCACTTCTTCAAATTGCTGGGCTATCATTACCATTCTGTCAAAACATGCTTCGAGGGCCTCTGCCGGTAGTTTGTCGCCGTCGACGAAATTAGTTAGCTGAGTTAGAGGAAGATCAATGTATATGACGATGCTGGCATCGAGGTCTGGAGGCGTTGTAAATACCACCGTACCCCCGCCTTCATCGAGCACGCCAGTCACGGTATAATCAACATCCACCGTGAGTTTTGTTTCATCCACGTACACCACGAGATCGGTCTTGGCGTAAATCTTCGCCTTGTACTCATAGGTATCGAGCTCCCCGTCTCCCGTGTATTCCCATCTTGATTCTTCGGTTGCGACTGTCATGGCCTTGCTCCTATTTTGGGTTTAACTAATTTAGGTTCTTTCTTCTTTTTGTCTTCTGCTAAAAATATTCCCTCCATTAAATCAAAAAATTGGGACGTTCCAGGGATGCCTCGGAGTGTCGCCAGAGCTTCAAGAGTTTTCATCAATCCCCTAAGTTTTGCTTCTGCTGTTTTTCCAGTAATAAGATTTTTTGCTTGGAAAAGATTTTCAAATACTCTCTGGATTGGAATATCACCGCCGATACTCCCTTTCGCCACATCAATAATGTTTCCAAAATAAGGGATCATGGATGGTATATAAAAAATAATATCTTGGAGAATTGTTGATCTATCGGGTATTTTCCTTCTTGTAATCATTTCAAACATATACCGCCTTGCTTCATCTTCCGCTATCCCACCGGCCATAAAGATTGCTATCCCTAAAAGGGCTGAATATTTAGCCTTCCAGTTTCCATGAATAACTCCAGCAGAAATCAAATCGTGAGCAATTATCCCCCATCTATTCAAAAAGAAAGTCTGAAATGTAAACCAAGTTCTCGCACCTTCGCCTCTTGATAGAATGTTTGGCCTAAACGTGACTTCCGAACTGCTACTGAGGATGTTCATAAGAATTTCAGCTTCTTGTTTTGCATTGGGAATACCATATTTGGTCAGTATATTTTCTAATGCACTTTCGACACCAGCCGCAGTCCTAACGTCTGCCTTCATCAAAAGCGACATACTGCCTTTTATGAATTTATCTACCTTCCCCTCTGATCTTCCGATTTTCCGCAAAAGTTCTTCAACGGCAACTTCACCCGCCATTCTATGTTGAAGCATGGGAGAAGTAGCAATATAATCCTTGGCGTATTTCGGAATAGCCCATGCTTTCGTAAATTCTTTTATGATTTCCAGTGATGCCGATGTTCCCCAATTTGCCTGTGCATAAGCCATAGCATCAAAAACGGCGAAGGGTTGCATAATGATTGAAGATACCTTGTAACCAAGAATTGCCTTTGCCAAGTTAAATCTGAATTCCCTCAAAAGATTCGTAAATGGGGTATGGGAAGCCGTTGCAGACCCGCCCCTCCTTGCAATCATGTCAAGCCTGTCTCTCCACCAATCCGAAGCAAGTTCTCCGGCTTTTTCACTAAATTCCTTGCTTCTCACAAGATACCGGATGTTTTCAAGTTCCGGTTGCATATTGATATACCATTGTTGATCGTTCAGGGCGTTTTCAAAGATACCAAGAACATCAACCCTTGGTATTTTCTTGACCCCCCTTTGCCGTTCAATGGTAAAACCCTGGTATGTTTGGGTTGTCCTGTATCGACTTTGTTCTACTGCCTCCGAGGGAATGATGTTGAATTCCTTTTCGTACTTTATTGGAAGAATATATCTTGGCAGTTTATGAAACTCCTTGTTTTCGATTTCCTCGTAAATAGCCGCTATTCGGTCAACATCTTGATTGATATACTTTTCAATAATTTCAATTACCTTACTTTCTTGTGCCGTAAGAGTTGGGATGCTTTTGTATCCATACTTATCCATCAGGGTTTTTACTTGATCGTAAGCCCCCTCAAGATTACGAATGTTAATCATGATTTTGACATTCTGTTCATCTGTCAGTTCCTTAATGCCAACATCAATCATTTCATGAATCGCGGAATCCATCAGGGCTTTTATTTTTGTGATGGCCTCTGTTTCTTTCGCCATTGTTCTTTTTATCAACTTAGAATTTTCACCTGCATATGCTTGATAACCATCAATCATATCCGCAACACGCAAAGCCTGAAGTGTGTCAAGATAAAGAAACATTGAGCCTTTTTTGATCTTGTCAAGGTGAGTATCTTTACCGGTTAAATTCGGATCAAGATTGTATGTAGAAAGCAAGAGTTTGTCTCTTGCTCTTTGCCGCATCCGTTCATTGTATTTATATTTTAGTTGTTGCTTGAGTATTCCCAATTCCCTCAAATGAGTGGCCGTATCAACCAAGAACTTGAGTTCATCGGTTGTCATTTCCTCAACGCCCCTCATTTCAAGACGCTTGAGTCTATCCAATGTTTCTGTTTTAATGCCCGATGGAACACCATGCTTCTCGATGTAATTCTTCAAGCCTTGCAACTTCATAAATGTCTTGGTGGTGATTTTCTTGGTGTCAATGTCTTCGAGTAAATCATTTAGTTTCTGCTGATAATCAAGGGCAATATCTCCCTTTAATTCCTTCAATTCAGATATTTCCTTGACAAGTTTTTTCCTCTCAAAGTTTTCCCGTATTTCGTCAACCCTTTTCCAAATAGATGCCTGTTTCTTCTTGGTCATGTTTTGAATAATTGGGTTCAGAAATCTTCCTCTTAGATCGGGTGGAAGATTGTCGTTTATGTATTCAACAAGCATCGCTCTTGTTTCGTTGGCCGTCAGCTTCGCATCCTTAAACCCTTCAATTAGATGGGCGGCGGTTAGCCTTCCCCCTACCCTAAAGCCTTCCTTGAAAGCCATGACTTCAGACTTAATCTTTGCCTTGAGTAAGATTTCTTTGAACTCAAGTTTTGCTTTTGCTAAAGCATCTTTCTTGCCTTCCCTGTATGCTATCCTTGCGTTCTGTTCGGCCTTCTTCATCGCTGCACTCAGGGCAACATCTTCACGGATAAAGTCGGCAAGAGAAACTTGACCCGTGGTTTCTCTGACCAACCCCTTAACTTCTTTGGTCGGAACCTTCGATTTCAGATAAGCGTTTGATGCCTTCCAAATCTCTCTGAGATGAGGTTTTATCTTCTCTCCATATTTCTCAATCATCAATTTTGACCAATCAGCAAACTTCCTAACCCCTCTTTCAATGTGATAGGCTCCGACGATTGCCATATCAGCCAACGCAGTAGGGTCAATGCCTGCCTTCAAACCTGATAATTTTTCATGCAAACGCTCTTTAGCACTTTCATAAGTTTCTTGTTTGACAAGAAATTTCTTATGAATCCTTTCTCTTTCGGTGGCTTTTTGTTCACTTTCTACAAGCAACTCCTCAAATGTAGGAAGGGTTGTGTCCAAAATATCCATGGTATCTATTTCATTTTTTGCGATGGATTCAATGTCCTGGTCAGTTAAAATATCTAATTCTGGAATCTTTTCTAAAGTTTGTTCTGCCTCTTTCGTTTTGGCTGTCTCATCTATCTCAACCCCTTCGGCCATATTTTTAATTTCATTCATTACAGTTTCAATGTGCTTTTTACCTTCGGGTGTCTCCGCAACTGCATCTAAAGCCTTTATCTCTGCTTCTTGTTCTGTTGCTCCAAGGGCTATTTCTGCGGCTTTCGTTTCTTCATAAACCTTCATTATCTCGTCAGATGCGGTAGACTTTATTCTCTCTGTCATTGCAGTCCAAACGCTACCCGTACCACCCAAACCAACACCAAATATTCCACCAACAACCATTGCCTCTTTCATTTCTGGTGTTATGCTTGGACGTTCTCCCCGTGCTACCTGTTGAACTGCCTCTTGCCACATTTCTTCAACTGCTTCCATTGCTCCCACACCAGCAACTTTGAAAGCAATTGCAGCTATACGTTTTGCAAGTAGACCTGTCCCTCCCATTTTGCTAAGGGGTGTGAAAGCTAATAGAAATTGAGCAATATCACTTCCCGTGAGTGGAATCATATTTCTCTTAAAAGTAAAATCTGCCCTTTGCCTTGCCATTTCGTCTGCTTCTCCGTGGGCAAGGGATTCATCGTATGTCCCACCAGCCTCAAGAGCAGATTCTATTGTCCGACTAACAAGACCAGCACCAATTGAACCCAAAACAACCTTACCAAAAACCCCAAGGCCGATAGCGGTCGCAGCCGCAACCCCTCCGTATCCTGCAATCAAGGCAGCGGGGATAAGAGAAAGCGTGAAAGGAAGGCTCTCGAAGGGAGTCGTAGCCCACCAATCAGGATCGAGAACTTTATCAAAAGTGAACTCCTCTGGTTTAACTGGGGGAGCGTATTTGTATTGCAATCCTTGACCATAGGCAGTGTAGATTGAACCAAAATCCTTCAGACCTATCATTTCCAATGCTCTTCCGAAAGTCGTATAGGTATTTCCTATGCCTCTCTTAAATGAATTCTTTGCAGTTGCTACCCATTTGGAATCTGCTGCTTCAAATTCTTTACTCAAAACATCCTCGGTATCATAGGCAACACTAAATGGTACACCAAAGGTAGATGCAATGATTTTGGCCTTTTCTATCTTACTATTTTCGGGAGGAATAAATATTCCTCCCCGTCTTCCGAGACTTTCTGTACTTTCTGTAGATTCTTCAACTGGCCCTAAATATCTCATCTGTACCAACCTTTTGCCTTAGTCCAATTCCAAATCACCCCGTTCACTTCATATTTTCCTTCTTTTTCTTCGGGAGGAGGAGTTGTAGGAGCCGTACCAGGAAGCGTGGGGACTGGTGGAGCAGAGGGCAAAACCCAATTTAAAACCCTATCGAAAAATCCTTTGGTTTTTTCCTTAACGTATGTTTCCATGATTTCGCCAAGCGCAATAAAGGGATCATCGCCATCATCAACTCTCCTTAACAAATCCTGTTGAACAGAATAATGCAGGATGTCATTCGTAACAACTTCAATGTGACTAATTTCACCTTCCTTTTTGGGTTCTACAAAGAAAAACGCTTTTCTATAGTTATCCAATCTCTCCAATGCCTGTTGAAGTGCCGTAAACTTCTTTGCCAAAGCAGGATCAGGTTTCATCAGTTGAGTATGAATATTCCAAATTCTTAATGCATCATCGGCTTTCAATCCTATTGGTTTTCCATCTTTATCGCTAAGACCAACAAGCGCAAATATTTTATCTTTATTCCACATTTCTGGCCTTTTAATAACATCCACCATTGTTTCAGCATAAACTCTTGGATTAGAGTGCAAAAAGCCATCGGCGTTTTGAGGTTGTTGCCGCTGTTCAAGTTTTCTCAACCACCATTCTTTGTCGCCTTGTATCAACCCAGTAGCAGGGAGGGCAGAATTTATGATTTCTGTATCGGTAAGGGTCCGTTCCTGTAATTTCTTCAAAAAATCCTGTTGAATTGAATCATAAGTTGTATTCATTTCTGATTGCAAAAGATTCTGGGCTTGAACTGCCTGTTTTGGAGTCAATCCCAATTCTTTCTGAAACGGAACCGATCTTAGTTTATTTATCATACCAGGATAGTCATATCCTATTCCCATTACATCATGAGGTTCTTTTAGAAAAACAATCGCCTCATCAACCTTTCTTGCGTCTCTCTCGTTTTGTCTCTTTTCTGCTAATCTTTCTGCTATTTCTGAAAGACTAACTTTATCTTCTGGTGGGAGATCATACTTCGCCAATATCTCTTCAGCCTTTTCCGGGTTTCGATTAATTTCCTCTCTTGCTTTGCTTAAATCCAACCTGTAAGCGAATCTAATCTTTAGATTTTCCCCGTCGTCTGCTGAGATGATGCCGTTGAGTATGGCATCTTCTGTGGCCTTCAACCCTTCTTCTTTCATCCCCAACCTTGCAAATTCATCTGTTCGTCTGATAAGTCCTGCTCTTCCAACTTCTAAAAACAACCTATTCCCGTATGCTTCCTGCTGGGGCATCTCCGATATTTTGAGTCTCTTTAGCATTACGTCTGCTTGAGCACGGAGATTTTGACTTTTTATTCCCGCAAGTCGTTCTTTTGCTGCGACATCGTAGGCATTTGACCAATCGGAGAAATAGGTATCAGGATCGGGTTTCCGTTGCAATTCTCTTGCCGTGTTTCTGCTGATATTTACCATGTCAAGCTGAATATCGCTTAACTGAGAAGCTTCCCTTTGAGCTTGTTTCTTGGCTTCGATCCTTGTTGTAATGTCGAATATGGTTTGGCCGACCTCTCCAATGGCCTCCTCTACCCTTCCAGCCCCCTTAGTCGTGGCAGTTATAGGGTGTACCTTCAACGGCTCTTCAGCTTCTATGATAGGAATTTTCATGCCTTTCTCTTATGTCCACCAATCTCTGGCTTGCCCATATTTATACGTACCCCCGGCCAATTTCCCTGTCGCCTCAACATATCCTGATGTTTTGGCTGAACTTGCTCTCTTGCCAGCCGCCTGTGCCAGTTCCTCAAGGGTTGTTGCCTCCACTTCCCCGCCTTCCCTTATTCTCCTCAATTGCTCTTCGCTTTCTCTCAGCGATTCCATTTCCACCAGTAATGGCGTTCCCTCAAATTCGACTCCGCTTGCAGCATATCTTGCCCTTCCGGTTGCCATCAACCTGCGATGGCGTTGCTCTTCGTCTTCGGCTTTCTGGAACGCTGCCTTTCTTGCTTCCTCTGCCGCCCTTTGCGCTTGCCTCTTGGCCGTATGCTCTGCGTGCGACTCCGCCTGCGATGAACTGACTGCACTATAGACCGTGGCCGCCGTGCTAACTCCCGCTAAGATTAAGCCCAAAGTTCCTTCAGCCATGTTTGTTCTCCTCCGGCGTTCCGTTTTTTATCAGTGCGTATCTCGCATAGGTTCTTCCGCCTATGTATTTCGGCATATCGCCCTCGTATTTGAATCCCATCCATTCCAGCCATTTTCTGCTAACCATGTGCTCTTTCAGCACTATGGTCTGCACTCTTTCCAGCTTCAGGTCGTTCATCAGCTTCATCAGTCCGTAGTAGATCGCAATTACAACCGATTTTTTATACTTTGGGACTAATTCCGATGTAACTATCCATCCCTCGCCCGTTCCTTTCCACAACGGCATTATCCCGCCACATCCGACTATCTCACCATCAACCTCCATAGTATAGGCGGGACCCCGTTCCAGATTCTTTGCCACTCTTTCTTTATTGGGAAATCCTGCATAGGTCACTGCATCCCAGTTTCTCCTCACTATCTTGATATGATCTTCATACTTGAATTTTCTTATTGTTGGCTTCATATGTCTCCGACAAAGAGACTGCCTGTTATGCAGACCACCTCCGCTGGTAAGGGCAGGGATTGCTCTATCTTGATGCGTCCATCGGTGTCCCATCCGAGATTGGTAACTTCGACATCGCCCGTGTAAGGTGCGGGTGCAGTTCCGAGAAGATCCGACGTTGATCTCGGCGGCACTAATTCATCGTTTATTTTCAACCCTGATGTGTCTATTACTCTTGCCATTATTTTTGCCCATCGTTTCCTTAATCCCTGCGAGGTTCCGCCAAGCTCTACCTCTGGCCTGTTCGTTATCATGCGAGGGGTATAACCAAGACCGACGTAGGCCACTTCTAGGGATGGATCAATTGTTATTCTACCATTGGAAGGAACAACTTGAGGCGGATATGGCGCTCCATCCCCTACTATCTCGACCGATTTTCCCTCAAGATGGCTAAGGCCTCGTAATAGGGTTGTGGCATTCCCGGAATAAACGACTCCGCAGTCAACCCTAATATCTGGGTCTAAATATTCGACGTAGCGCTTTGGGTCATCGTCTATCAACCTTTGCACTATCACCCATACCTGATCTTCGTTCTGATAGGGAATCGTGCTTACACACTCAAAATACCCATCGGTGTGGTGGTGATGCCAGCCGATAATATTATTGGCGCGGTCGTAAGTACAACCGAGAAGATCGCCGTCGTAATTCACTGCCCATACGATCGAATGCGGCTCCTGTTGATAAGCCATGTTGATAATGCCGCTTTCCATCAGATGTTCGGATAACGCCGTCAGGTCTGGCGCTGAGTACGCATCGTCCTCATAGACGTATGCGAATTCCCTTATCTTGCGTTCGGCTTTCTGCAAGAATAGTATTGCTTTCCCCACCTTCAGTACACCGATGGAGGCGCTCCCGTGAGTGGTATGAAGTTGGATCTTCGGAGGGGTGGTAGGAGTTATCGGACTGTCGCTCGATCCTTCAAGCGTCACTTCACCGGAGAGTGCGCCTACACAAAGCAATCTTGCCGACTCCATCCACCTGATAATGTTGACATCGGAGAGGGTGTAGGTGAACGGATCATCATCGAGCGTCCCGGGAGTAAAGACATTGTAGTTTTCATTTCCGCTCTTCGATGCCCAAATGGTGTTTGGCCATTCCACTGAGCTTGCATACATTATGCGACCTTCACGGAAACAGACGGCTCGCGGCCAACCATTGACTTCACTCCATGCGCCCTCTCTGTGGCCCGTGCTTGCCGTGGTAGCCCCAAAAGCAGACTCTACCAGCATTTCAACTTCCTTCTCTGAATTGAATTTTACTATCCGTCCCCATCCCCAATCGTCAGTAGAGTGCTTTATTCTCCATAGCGCCCCAACATGCCCCGATTGCCAGAGATTGCTGGCCGCTGCTACTACGCTCAGCCTTACCACAGAAACATTGTCAATCGAGCAGACGACGCCAGCCGCACTTGGGGTAAAGGTGAGATCCGTAACACCAGTGGCGGTAATAAATTCCGTGAAGGTTCCTGGTGCTGACTTCGCTGCCCCCGCTGTTCCCCCTATGGACATCGTGAGGGAGCCCCCTGATATGGAAACTAAGGTCCACGTTACCATGTAGTGCTCACCATTGGCTTCTGTCGTGTCCTGGGATAGATTATTAGCGCCTCCTGCACTCTTATTGGCTGTCCCCCCGGAAATCGTCCAATTCCCGCCCTTTGTCCACCCACTATCTGCGTCAAATCCACCATTCGTTACTTTCTCATCGCTTGGTCCTTCCCAATCGGGTGTTACTGTTGGCGTATTGATTTCATCCTCATAGGGACCATCGATAAATTCAATCTCCGTTAGCGTCCAAGCATCGTGGTCAGTCCGGGTAAGTACCATGGGTGGATGATCACCATGAACTATGTATAAATTCTCATCATCCTGGGCTGTACGCAAATCCCATATTTCCGACTCAAGGTATGGCGTTTCAATCTCATACGGGATTGCCAATTTACACACTACATTGTCGAGTTCGGAAGTATTGTCGTTAGCGTTCCGAAATTGAATGAACGATGAAGTCGAATCAGCCTGGAAAAAGACGATCTGACCGGTAGCGACGGCGTATGTGGTATCCTGATAGAGATCGTCGGCTCCGGTCGTAGTGCCAATGCGGACCTGCAACGGATTGCCTGCCACATCAAATACTAGCATGTAGATACTTCCGACCACCGTAGTCAATTCTTGCTCGGTCCATCCGATTCCGTCGGCTCCTCCGTCAATATCCATGTGCTCGCCAGCATTCCATGCTATGCTCCCAGTTCCGGTACTAAGATCATCCCAGTTTGCTATGTCAGCACCGAAGTCTCCGTTTGTAACAAGATCAGCGCCGGATACCACCATTATCTGACCGCCATCCATAAAAAACCGCATGTAACCACTATCGTCATCGCCACTGGTTTCTATCATGTAGTTCTGTAGTTCAGAATATGTGAATGGCAGCAATCTCGTCTCTCTATCGCTATCCTTTACCTCTGCGACAAATCGAGTTCCCCATCTCGCTATTGCCCCACCCTGCGGCTTGCATATCCAATTCCGCATTTCATGAACGGCATCGTAGTAACGCTTCATGTCGATCCGCCCTTCGAGGGATGGCGACAATTCCCCGCCTGCGAAGTTCATGAAGATTGGTCTTGTTCTCGTGCTCATCTACACTCCACCAACGGATTGCTCTCGTATCCTGCCGTATCGCCCTCCATTGCATCCATCGTACGGGCCTCTGCTAATTTCAACATGTACTTCTTAAGTATTGATTCTCCCAATCCCGACACTCCGGTAATAGGCCATGCCAGGTCGGACGCCAACCTCTCTGCTATGGTATCGCTCAAAAGCGAATCGAACATGCCTGGGTCCGTAACCCTTCTGATGAACGTTATACGTACCGATGATTCATCAGATAGCAGGTATCTTCCCATCACCTGGTACTCCAGGTCCTCATTCAACATCTTGGGAACCCACAGACACCACGGGTCGGTGGGCAGTTGATAACCGTAGGTGTATGTGGAACTGGGAGCCGTCGCTAGTCTCGCAAGCAATTTCTCCGCACGAGCGCATCGCCACGGGTATGCACGCAAGACCGCATCCCTGACGCCAGGATATAGCAATCTGCAAAGTCGGGCAGGTTTACCCGGATCATCGTAGAGAGTAATAGGTTCGTTTCCTAGGTGGGCTAATGCAATAGACCAGATATCGACTTCTGAGGCCATATCTTACTCCTTATATATCTTCCTCATCACCACAGGACAGTCCTTCATCGTGCCGGTGGGTGTGTGTCTTGGCGATAGTTGTATCTTCCTGTTCTTTGCCAATTGTGGGCGTTATGTTTTCCGAATAACTCTTCATTTTCTGAGTTGCAGTCATAAAAATATCAAGCCAGTTCATTTTTGAGAGGGCTGCAAGCTCGGCTGGCGTTGGATTTTTCTTTAGGGCCTCTGGTAGAGGTTCTTTCACCGCAAGGTAAATTCTGAAAAGTTTGTATGACATAAATCCTCCTATACTCCGTATCTCCTTCTTGTCATTTCGTAATAATTTCTAATCTCAACCGCCGTCAGAGCACGGTTGAAAATAGCGACTTCAGGGATCACACACTGAGCACCACCGGACCAAACTCCACTGGCTAAAGCACAACCAATGGTTACGTTGGCAGTAGAATTGTGGACTGTGGTTATTGCGCCATCCACAGACTTGGTGGGGTTTGTATCAGCAACCCCGTTTGTATAAAGGGTGAGACTCCCATTGTTAAAAGTGAAGCCAACGCACATAAATTTCCCATTACTCCAGCCCACAATGCTGGAAGTATAATCTTTGTAGTGCCCCGCGCCAACTGAACCATCATCACTGATTATAATTCCAAACAGGTTTGATGCTTCATAAGATATTCTCCAAGCCCGTTGTGCATTGG